TGCATATTTGATATGCGGTCCCATCGAGTTTTTCTTGGTACAAGAACCGAATAATCGAAGTAAACTTCGTTCATAAGGAGCTTGAACCCTACATCATCTGAGTCCCACTTCAGATCTAAGAAACTGTCGGTAGACACAGTCCTCTTGTTCCACGACATCTTTGAGTTAGCAATGTCTAACCCCTTAGAAATGTCATCGACAAAATGATTTCCACGTCTATGCTGGTACTTCTCCTCAAACTCTTTCTGAGCAATGCTCAGCGCTATAGAGTAGGGAGTACACAGTTTGCCTGGCACGACTGATTGATGATCGATGATCCGTGTCATAGACACAGATTCATCGACATAGTCAGCCTCCAGATACCGATCAGTAGATCTCAAGGTGTCAGAGATGCCAGATAATATCGATCTGTTATTCACAGTGAAGTTATCTGTCGCCGCTGACAAGTCAACTGAATTGACGAAATTGTATCCCGACACGCCCCGGACTGAAGATAACTTATCTCGCAGTACTGGACCGGCTATCGGATCTCGTTTCATCCCTGAGACGACTCTTTTTTGGGTGGCTTCCGTCATATAGACTAGCGAAACCCAAGGCTTTGTTGCACATCGGACTCGGTTTCCTCGTTCTGGAATTGCATTCATCTCGAAAGGGAAATGCAACTCAGGATTCTGGCACCTGTCGGCATCAAAGCACTTTTTTGAGTGGTCAATGAATGGCGCGTCCATTAGAGAAAGGAGAGACGATAAAGTCTCATGCCTACACTCTTCTGGGTCTTCTAGAGTTGATGCAATTTTGTTTTTTACATCCACATCTAGAATCCATGTCACTAAATTTCTGAGCCACCCTCTCATTCCTCCACCTGATCTAGGAATTCCTATAGCAGATTTAGAAGATGAGTTCGGGATAGGTAGAAATCGACCTTTCCTCGATCGCTGGAATTTATCAAACCAGCTTTCCATTACCTTAGAGCATAAGATGATGTCGTCAGCATTTGGCAGCACTTCGGGACCTGTTCGGAACCGATCTACTGCCTTAAATGCCTCCTCGTCCAGCTTCTGCTTAAGGGGCATGGGTAACGAGCGCTTTAGATATGACCACTGTCCTAAGTTCCCTATCTGGTTTACCAGAATGTGAATAGGAGTGGCCTCACTAATTGCTTTTTCATTCTTCAACCAAGCTATTCGCGATTGGTCAGAAATATCCGACAGAATATCGATTAGCTTGAAGGAATGCTCGTTATAATCTTTTACCATGTATGATAGGGCCTTCGAGTACGATACCATGATGCTCTCGTCTCTGGGCCAAACCAGTTCATCGGTACCCAAAGCCATGAGGAAAGTTACCCATAGCGTTTGGATACCCGCCAAGCATTGGCATTGGCGAGAATGGAACCTGTCCTGGTCCTCCTTGAGGGGACTGGCTCTGGAGCCATTCTTGGAACCACTTTGGTG